CTTCGTCAGTTTTGGGTGTAGGGGTAAGCAATTGAGCGATACCGCCCAAAACCAAGGAAGCACCTAAGCCAAAAACTGCGGCATTAAGTGCGCCAGCGGCAAATAAACCGCCGACCGTGCCGAAGGTGACCACAGAAGCAACTGCAATCAACGCAATGCCCAGCAGAATCCGCCCAATGGCACCAGCGCCGGCCATCACTGGCACAATTTGGATCTCGCGGCCCATCGGGTTGTGGATGTCTTCCAGCGTCAGGTCTTCGCCGGCAGTGTGGACCCGGTAGTGCTGCTGCGCCATGTGAGCTTCCAGCTCTGGCCAATTGGTCAGCAGAAAACGCACGGCCTCGGCAGCAGTGGCGACATCTGCCTCTAGCACCCGATGGCCGACAAACTTAGCGAGGGCACCGTACAGCTTGATCTTACGCAGCATGACGCAACCTCCTTCCTGTGCATTTTAGTAGCCACCCGCCGTAAAGGTCACGGCTACTCAAACGGCTTTGCATATGATGCAACACCATCTGATCGCCTAGATACACGGCGCAATGGTTCAGGCCAGGGCTGCTGATGCTCATAAACAACAGGTCACCTTTTTCTAGTTCTTCATCAGGCAGCAACTCGCGGAAACCCGTCGCCTTCCAGCAATCATCAAAATACGGCTTGGCTTGAAAGTCTTCTGGGTTGGCGCAGCGCTCCCAGTCGCGTAGCTTGATGCCCTGCTCGGCATACCAGTCACGCGCCAGTGTCCAGCAGTCATGCACCGCCCACACCCACTCGCGGCCAATCAATGGCGCCTTATAACCGCATGGCTTGCATTCGCCCCAAGTTTCTAGGTTGGGGTTGACAATGTACCAAGGCAAGCCGCTGGCTTCACATGCGGCGCGGTCTGCCGGTGATGGATGCGGTGGTGTGCTTGGGTGGCTGTGAACAATAGCCAACACCTCTCCTTGATCTTCGGCTGCGGCGTAGTCCTCGGTTGACAGCACAAACATCTGATCGGGTGCTGCCGCTTGATTGCGGCATGGGATGTAATGCTCGCGGCCTTTGATGACCACCAGCAACCCACAGGCCTCGCGGGGTTGTTCCGCTTTGGCGTGATCCAATGCTGCGTCGCGCCAGGTCATTGTCATCCGCTGACTGTACCAACGCCAGGGAAGCCACCAAACGGTAGTTCAGCATTCTGCCCGAACCGCAGGTGGCAGCTATTGAGTCGCTTGCCGCATACGTCACCAGATGCGCTCAGCACCGGCTGGTCTGCAGCATCGAAATAATTGGTCCCGGTGTAGCCGCACTCAGCGGAGCGGTAGGTCCATGGGCACAGGTTGGCGATGCACTGCCGCTTGGGCGCCCGCACACCAGCAAGGTCAAAGCTGGCTGCCAGCTCAAATTCAACGAGGTTGCGGTTTTCTGCGCTTTTGCGGTCGATGTAATAAATCTCTCGCGGAAACTCGGCGCTGGTATCTTCTGTCGGATTGGTTGGTTCCAGCAAGAAATGGCCACCATCTTCCAGTAGCAAGATGTCGCCATCTTCCAGCAGCAGCACATCACCACTAACCGGGAAGTTAGCCGCATCAAGATATTTGGCCAGCGTGCGGATGCGCGTTACCTTGGCGCCTTCTAAGCCAACCGGCAAGCTAAGGATGATGGCCGTAACCGTGCCAAAAATGTTGCTAACGCGAATCCTTGGCCGCGGCAATGTTCCTTGGCCGCTGTACTCAAACCCGTCTGCTTCAATTGGAAACTTTAGGTAACTATTGCCACGCCAAACCACATCACCGTTATTGACTAGGTTGGTGCCCGAGTGGAAACGATAAACCTCGTTGCTGCCGTGGATGGCAGTGACCAGCTCCAGCTCAAATAGCTCAATGATTGCGCTGGGGTTAGATGTCTGGAAGTCACCTGACAGAATGGTGACCGCCATCCATGTAACGGTGCCATCGACAGTGGTATTACCGATGACCGTCGGCCAGAACGGTTCCGTCGCGCTAGTCGTACCGGCAACCGTGCAACGGAAGAAGAATCCCGTCGCTGGTGGGATCGTGGCCTGTACAACATCACCGACGTTGTAGGCGTAACTAGCTTGCCACAGTGCAGGTGCGGTCACGGCTCATACACTTGGCGAAAAGTGGCGCGGATGACAGCGCGGAATGGCTCGTCGATTGTCTTTTGCCACTCACTGCATACCCACTTGTAGCTGGTGCTGGTATCAGGTGGCGTCCAGTCAAACGACTCAGAACCACCACGGGCTTCAAGAAACGTTTCGATTTCGTCTGATACCTCCTCGGTTACATTCCACTCCAGTGTCCACTCCTTCGGGTCTTGTTGGAGGCCGAACTGTACGCGTTGTTCATATCCGTCACCAAACCGCGTAGAGCGCACCTTAGGTGCACTGTTCTTGCTGGCGCCAACGCGTGGTTTGTAGTCGGGGAACGTAGCCATTAGCGTGCGAGAAGACCGCCGGGCCGCTGCTGTTTAATCAATTCTGACTGTACCGCAGCACTGATGACCCTGCCAAGCTGGTTGGCGCCTTGCTCATCACCAGCCACGCTGCTGCCCTTGGCGTCTACGTTCACTACCACGTTGGTGCTGCCGCCACCCATCTTGTCATTGGGGACGATGCTGCCGCTGCGGCCCGGCACGAACAACTCGGGACCGCGTTCGCCCACCATGTAGGAGGTTCCACCGGAAACTGGTCCGCCTGCTGCCCGGAAACCGCCGAAAGATACGCCCGGATTAAAAGAAACGGAACTTGCAGGCCCGAAAGCACCGGAAAAATTACCAACGCCTTGCGGAAAAACAGTGCTACCGCCAGGGAGCAAACTTTGCGCCAGGCCGATTATCTGCATCCGTATCCACTGCGCGATCATTTGCGACACCATGTCGGCAAAAGAATCGGCAACAGAACTAAAGAAACCGGCTAAAGCTTCCTGTGCGGACAATGTGCCATCGAGGATACCCTTAAAAGAGGTACCGAACGCTTGACCGATGGTGTCAGCCGCACTAGCTACTTGATTTTCAACTTTAAGTAATTCTTCTAACTGTGTTTTAACTTGGTCGTACTCTTCACCTAAGGCCCCTCCTGTTAGCCCGGGCATAAGGTTTAGATCTGTTCTAAATGTTCCTGTGGCACCGGTTCCACCGAACGCGGTAGTACGCGCTTCACGGGCTAGTCGTGCGATTGCGTCGGTAATGCCGTACCGTTCCTTAAAAATACGGTTCAGGTCTTCTTCGTATTTAATTTGATCTTCAGTTCTGTCAAGTTCCAGTAGCTGCAGCCGTAATGTGTATTCGGCACGTCCAATCTTACCGGCTTCAAAATTTTTCTGTACGACGGCTTGCTTGCTACCGATATCCAGTAGACGGATACTGGACTGTATTTGTGCTTCCAGTTCGTCGTTCTGGTCTGAACGTGCCTCAACTAAACTTTCTTCTAGACCTATAGTTTCAGTACGAATTCGAATCTCTTCTTGGAGTTGCTTAAGTAAAGCGTCCAGACGTTGCTTTTCTTCAGCAGCTGTGTCTTTTTTTGGTTTACTGCTGCCATCGCCGGACGGCGGAAGATTTGCTGGTGCGTTTATGCCCGTTATTGCAGCAGGTGGAACAGAAACACCTACAGTTTTTCTGGCTTTTTCAAGATCAGCTTGCACGCGATTAAATTCTACCTGCGCTGTGCCTACAGCGTATTCACCCAAAGTTCCGCCATACTGTTGTAGTTCTGTTCTGTATCGCTGTGCTACGGCGGCAATACGGTCAAACTGTTCTTTGGTTTTAGCGGAAAGCGGCTGTAAACTCTTTAATCCTTGAGTTAAATCGTCTATATTTCCTTTATTTGTAAACACCCCTCCCAGAAAACCACGAGCTGTTCCAGACCTAAACAAAGCTGCCGACGCTTCGCCTACTTGCGCGTCTGTAATTAAATTTATAGCTACTGTTGCACGGTTAATTATGTCAGATAATTTCGTTAGTACTGCATCTAAAGCGGGAATAAGTACTTTAAGCAGTGCTCCAGCTGCCCCGGCTACGGCGGTGGCTATATCGTTGACCGCTTTCGTAAATTTATCAAAACCGGTTTCACCTTTACTTGCTGTTTTTTCGGCTTCAATTCCCATGTCAACAAGAACATCCGTTACCTGCTGCACGCTTATTTGGCCGTCTTTAGCCATCTCAAGAAGTTTTGTTCTGCTGACGCCAAATTTTTTCGCCAGTTCATCCTGAATAGGAATACCTTGAGCGGTAAATTTATTTAAAGTCGCAATACTTACTTTGCCGGATTCAAGTGTATCCGCAAAAGCCTGTGCAATTTTTTCAACACTGCCTCCGTATTCTTGCGACAGCTCAACCGCAATTTTGACAGCAGATGCTGTTTCCTGTGTGGATAAACCTAATCCCTGGATATTTGTAACTGCGGCTTCAAGTTGTTGGCTATTACGTCCGGCCAATTCAAAAGCGGTAGCTAGTGTTTTTGCCTGGGTAGAAGTAAAGCCAAGTTCCAGGGCTAATTCCTTTGTGCGGGCCTTGGCAGCTTCAAGTTCACCTAACGCGGTGCCAATCAAAGAACCGGCAAAACCGCCGCCGGCACCACCAAGTAAGCCCCCCAGAGCGCCACCAACCGCAGCTTGCGGACTCTGCCCAAACAGTAGAGGAAACGCACCCCCGATCGCAGCAGAACTTAAGCTACCGCTGACGGCTTTACCTATAGCGCGAATCTGTTGGGTTTGCTTTTGTGCACTGGCGGTACGAAGCCTATCCAGTTCAAGCACTTGAGCTTTTTCTTCTGCAAAAAATTGTATATTTAGTGCGCGTTGAGCCCGACGTTCTTTGGCGACTAAGGCACTTTCTGCTCTTTCTACTGAAGTATCACCCTCAAAACGACGGCGAGTAGAGGCTTGTGCAGGGCCAACTGGAAATTGACTTACAGGTGCTCCGGCTAAAAAAGAAGCCCTTTCACGACGAGCTTTTTTCCCTCCACTTGCTACGAACGCTTCTCTTCTGGCTACTTCAAGATCACGAACAGCTTGCGGCTGCAGACCGAGTGCTTTACGTTGGATATCATTTAATTTTTTGTCATATTGCGTGGCTGCACGGGTAGTATCTGCCCAAGCTGCGGCAAGATTCTCTACAGCGGCTTTTGCCGCTGGGTCTTGTTGTACCATTGCGGTTTCCCGCAATAGTTGGTTAAACGCTGCGACCTGCTGCTCTACAGCGTTTATAGACTTTCCTATTTGTTTATTTCCGTTTACCCATTCGCGTACATAATCGTTTACTTCTTTACTTAATTGTCCTGAAAGATCCCTTTCTTTTCCTCTTCCGCCTACATTTAACGCTATAGGTGTTTTATTTAATGTATTGACTATACTGCCAATTTTTTCAAGGCGGTCTTCCAGCAGGACTAAGTCTCGCAGGCCAGAAAGAAGTACGTTAATTTTTGCGTCGTAAGAGGCCACTACGTTTGCCTAGTCTTTCGTAAGGTCAGTCTACATAATGAAAAGCCGCCGGGGTTAGCGGCGGCGTTTGGCTTTGTCGATTTCCTTTTGCTGGTCCTCGTTCAGGATGCTGAAATAGGCGCTCCAGCCAAGCAGTTCTTCGGCAGTGAACGTGGTGCGAACGGTGGTCAGACTTAGGCCCAGCTCTTTGGCAACGCCAAATTCCAGCATGAGCCAGTTGTCCTTACGCAGTTCGGCGGCTAGGGCTTTGGGTCGATAGGCTCGGCGTCGTCGGTGAGGATTGCCAGCATCAAGGTCTGGAGGTCCTTGTCCTTGACTTCGTTCTTCAGGACGTCGATCTCGCCGGGGGCGAACAGCTTGGCGCCGTTTTCGTCCAGTGCCTTGGTAATCAGCAGTTGGAGGGCGAAGGCATTGGCGTCGTCCGACTTGGCCTGTTTTTGGGCGCGTTCACGCTCGGCCATGGTCAGCGGGCTGACCCACATCTCAAAGGTGGTGCCGTCAGACAGTTCCACGGACTTTTTGCTGGGTTCCAGGTTTGCCGCCTTGCGAAGACGGTCAATCGCCCTGACAGGAATCGAGGAAGGCATAAAACCTTGTTGATTTACGTTCTAGTGTAACGCAATAAGCATTAAAAAGCCCCACCGTTGTGGTGGGGCCGGTGACGATAACTTTGAAGTTATCAGGACTTGGCGAAGTCGAAGGTGGGGGTGGCCGACGGACGGAAGTTGACAGTCACAGACTGGGCGTCGTCCGGGTTGATGTTCAGGCTGGCCGAGGTCAGCACTGCATCGAAGGCGATCGAACGGCTAAGCGATTCGCTCAGGGTGCCACCGCTGAAGACCTGATCGGTGTACAGCTTGAAGGCGGCGCCGGTTTGCTGGCGCTGAAGCACGTCCTCAATCATCCGGTTGGACAGCGCGGCATCCTCATTGGTCATGTAGACCGTTGCGGTGCCAGAGCCGTCGGCGAAACCGGCGATGAAGCTACGGAAAGGCACGTACTGGCCGGGGGTTTGACCGATCGTGGTGACGTCGATCTCGGCGCGGGTGATCTCGAAGCTCCAGTCGCGGACTTGGCCCACAGCGGCAAAAGCTGCATAGGCAACTTTGAACTCGTTGGGGGCGGCGACAGTGCCGTCATCGGTGATCGGCAGAATCACACCGCCGGCAGTAGCGGACACCGTAAGGGCGCCAGTAGCTGCGGTGTAGCTCAGCACGTAGTAGGTGGTGCCGCCAGTGATACCAGCAGGCAACGTGCCGGTGCCGGTGCTATTGGTCAGGGGGTTGAAGATGCTGAAGACAACAGGATCGCCAACCTTGAAGTTCAGGAACGGCTCGACGGTGATGACATCGGTCGTGGCGTTGACGCCAGCTTCACCGAAGGTGCCGGTGGTGCCGGCGGGCTTGTAATACAGAGCGCCGGACGTGCCGGACAGAACAGTGGTGGCCATAGGGACTTACCAAAGGGATGGACAGTGGGGCGGGCACTGCCCGGCTTATAACAGAATAGCAACAGTCTTCAACTAAGGACTGTCGCCACCCAACTGGTGTCAATTCGACCCATGAAATGGGGGCTTTCTTCAGTAGAAGAAAACGTGGGTCCGTTGATTTCACCCAAGCGCATGAAGGTGCCGCTGTTTGTCTTAGCGGTGTTGTTAAGTGTCTCCAGCACATTCACAGCGGTGGTTAACAGCACTTGATTGCGGGCGGGACCACGGCCTTTTTCAGTGAAGATGCGGATAATCAGGGCACCACGGGCATTGTCCACGCTGCTGGTCAGCGTTGGTTCATTTGTAATGCCAAAGGTGATGTTGACCCGGACGTACTCGGTGGTGGTATTGGGTGGAACGGCTGTGATGTTGTCAAAGTAAATCGGTACAGCAGGCACCAGTGCGCCAAACGCCGAAAGCAGCGGATTCTCGATTGATGCGCGAATTGCTTGGTAGTTCATGCTTTGAAGCCCAGTTTTACGCCGGCTGTCAATGCTTTTTGCAGACCACCGCCCTTGATGTAATTTACATACCAGTCCAGTTCGGCGGTACTTTTTGCGTCGCCAATGCCTGGGTTAACGTCGCCGCGTTTTGTTAGTCCATCTGCACGACTGCCTTCGTTTACCGGTTTTTTGATAGGACCGAACTCGTCGGGTGGATAGAAACGTCCTTCTTTTAAGTCCAGTGCGTACTCTGCGTACGGTTGTGTGTTTTCTATGGTGAATTTTGTGACACGTCCGACTTCGCGGCGGGTCAAAGACAGATTGGGTACATCTGAAATTTGGTATGGGTAGTCGCCGCCTGCCGTTCCGGAGGCACCCTGACCGACTGGAATGGCGACCCAACTGTCGCGGAAATTGCCTGTGTAGGCCGGACCCAAGCGGCCCAGGTCATTCATTATTTCGACCGCAGCCTGTCGGCACGCCTGGTTAATTGCGTTCAGTGCATCGGAACCCAGATTGCGGATGTCGTTGCGGGCTGTACCAATACGGCGGGCCATTACTGGGGCCTCGCAATTAGGGTGTGGAGCACTGGGTTATCGCCTCGGTAGCTGGTGATGGCGATGATCTTGGCCTCGCGGGTGACGCCATCTTGGGTGTATTGGATGCGGTCGGCTTCGGTGGGGTAGTAAGTTCCAAGCTCGGCGGTGCCGATGATGACTTTTAGGTCGGTGGTTTGGTACAGGCCCTCGGATTCGCGGGGGGTTACACGGGTGATGATGCCTTTGATCGTTACAGAGACGTCGGCACCGTTCACGCTGCCGGTGGTGGGGTCGTAGATGCGGGGCGTAGAAGTTTTGAGGTACGTGATGGTCTGGCCCCAGTCATTTAGAAGGGGGGCGGGGATTGCTTGGAATACGTCGTCGATTTGGCTCATGACTAGCCCCTGTAGAGGCGTACAGCGTGGTTAGACGCGCCGCCTAGGCAGTAGGGGCCTAGGTAGGTCTGAAGCCACGGGTAGACGTCGAAGACGTTGTTGATAACGCCGCTGGTTTGTGAAGTTTTGTTGTACTTGACGCGGAGTTCGCCCAGTTCCACTTCGTCGTAGATACCGGTGGTGCCGCTGGTGCCGGTGATGGCGTCGGTGTCGTTGGCGAAGGCCCGCGCCAGTTCATAGGTAGCAACCTTGATACCTTCTGGGATCAGGGTGCAGACGAGGTCGATGCCGTCAACTTTGTACTCGTCGCGGGGCCACTTCAGTGCTTGGGTTTCGGTGCAGCGGTCGCCGTAAAAAGTCAGCGCGTCGATCCAGCGGGTGGCGGAAATCAGTGAGCGGTTTTTCTGGTCGTCGGTTTTGTTGGTCCAGGTGCTGGAATCGGGGACTGTTTCGAAATACGTGTTGGCAGCAGCCAGCGTGACGTACGAGTTCGCAGAGGTGCCCCCGAGAGTCGCGTCGATTGCTGCTGGCACGGTTAATACAGTCTTTGTTGCAGTCTAACTGCCGTTCGGTAGTTTCTTGTCTTTGGGGGTGCGCTAAGCAGTGCCGCGTGGTAAACGTTGGCACCAGCCATTTCCAGGTCGGCCTGGGCTTCTAGGTGCTGGCCGTAG